GGTTTGTATCCGTTGGCAGCTAGTCTGCAATCGTCCAGACTTGACCCACGCATTGCATTGTCAGACAAAATCCAAGGTGCGTTTAGTGCTGCAACGCAACAGTACGGCGAGAATTTTGGCTGGGACATTACTTTTGATCCAAAGCACAACGCTTTGACGATCAATGTGCCGGTGCAAGAAGGTCAGCAACAACAGTATGTGATGAATAACATCACAAAGGCTTGGTGCAACTTTACAGGCCAAGCGGCAAACTGTTGGACGATATTTAACAACGAGCCGTACTGGGGCGGGGATGGTTACGTTGCCCACGCTTGGGATGACAATTACGCTGACGATGTGAGCGACATTAATGGATACGCATTGCAAGCGTTTAACTATTTCGATGCTCGCGGCGTTAAAAAGTATTTTACTCGCGCCAGACCGTCGATATTTACCAATGGCTCACCGTCAATATTTCTCGGTTTGAACATGGACTTTGACTTAGCAGACACGACTGCGGCGCTTAGTTTTAGCCCGCAGATCAATGCTAAATGGGACACGGCACAATGGGATGTTGACTATTGGGCAACCGATAACGTCATCACTAATAACTGGCAAGGGGTAACTGGAATCGGTTACTGCGCGGGAACACAGTTTAAAACTGCAAGCCAGGGGATTACGATTTTATGGGCATCGACGGACATTGTGTATCAGCAAGGTTGGGCTGGCATATAGTCCAGGGCGATGCTGTTGGTAATTGGGTCGCTGCGCGAGTGCATGGCAAGTATTTTGCAGAAGGGTCGCAGGCAATAGGTCTAGAGCGTGACGGGCAGATTATTGCAGGCGTGATTTACGAGAATTGGAATAAAGCCTCAATTGTGTGCCACATAGCAATTGAAGGACGTATGACAAAAGGGTATTTAAGAGCGATATTTAACTACCCTTTTGAGGTTTGTAAGGTAAAAAAGATTATTGTTCCGGTGAGCAGTACCCATGTAAAAAGCCTAAAATTAGTTACCAAGATGGGCTTTATTGAAGAAGCAAGGGTAAAAGATGCAACACCGGATGGCGATATTATATTTTTGACGTTGGCAAAAGAAAATTGCCGATTTCTAGGGGTAGAAAATGGGTAAGTCAGCATCAGCACCACCAGCACCGGATTATATTGGCGCAGCCAAGCAACAAGGTATTGATAACCTTGCAGCGGCTAAACAGTCCAATGTCATGAGTAATCCAAATATGTACACACCGTTTGGTAATCAGACGGTTTCGTATTCTGCCCCGACATTTGACCAAGGTTCATACGATGCGGCGTTGGCAAAATACAACGCTGGCAATTTAGACCGCAATGCATTTATGCGGCAAGGCAATCCTGAAGGCGATACGACAACAGGCGCAACCTATTTTGATCAAGCCGGTTATGACGCTGCCAATGCAAGGCGTGGTGCAGCGCCAACCCGTGAAGGGTACATGACCGGCGGCGGGATTCCTACAGTTACTCAAACCCTCACACCACAAGCGCAGCAAACTTTAGATTCGCAGCAGCGTGTTCAAACTGCATTGGCAAACCTTGGTGAAACAGGAATTGCAAACGCTCGAGCTACGTTGTCGCAACCATTTACACCTACAACCACAGAAATTAAACACGATTTTGGTGGTTACAGCGCTGTGCCATTGGCTGAAAATTTCAACGCTAAAACAACCGTACCTTTGCAATATTCGCTTGATACAAGCAACCTTGCAGCGATGCCAATCAATGCGGGCACAAGCGCACAAGACTTGATTCTTCAGCGTCTTAACCCAACGATTCAAGCGGGCGATACATCGTTTAAACAATCATTGGCAAACCAAGGTTTAGCGCCTGGCACAGCGGCCTACGATGCTGCGTATAGAAACCGTCAAATGGGTGTTAATGACTTATACAACCAAGCGGCACTTCAAGGTATCAACTTGGATATGGCGGCGCGTCAGCAAGGTTTAAATGAGCAGCAAACGCTAGGCAACTTTGCGAATCAAGCCCAACTATCTGGTGCAGGGCTATATAACTCGGCTGTTGGTCAGAATTACGGTCAGGGTATGCAAACCCAAGGCACTCAATTCAGCCAAGGGCTTAACAAGGCTCAGTTTCAAAATACTGCACAGCAACAACAGTTGGCGCAGGACTTGGCATTACGGGCGCAACCGATCAACGAAGTCATCGGGCTTATGGGCGGGTCGCAGATTCAATTGCCTCAATTCCAAGGTTACCAAGGTACGTCAGTTGCACCAGCGCCTACGTTTGCAGCTACGCAAGCTCAAAATCAAGCGGCAATGCAAAATTACGGTATTCAGCAAGCGGGTAATAACGCAACGACTCAGGGCTTATTTAGCGCATTGGGTACGGCTGCAATGTTTGCACCAAAATTCTCTGATAGGCGTTTAAAATCAAATATCGTTCAAGTTGGCACTCATTCACTTGGCATTGGCATTTATGAGTATGACATTTTTGGTAAACGTGAGCTTGGCGTGATGGCAGATGAAGTTGCCAAAGTAATGCCAGATGCAATTGTGCCGCATGAAAGCGGTTATATGATGGTTAATTACGGGAAACTATAATGCTAAACCAATACGTTAATCTCACGCCACAGCAGAAAATGGCTCAGATGTTGCAACAACAAGCCCAACCGACTCAGTTGCAGGGCGATATGCAACAGCAAATGCCACAAGCTCAAAACCCGTTTGGCGGCGTTCAAGACGCAATGAAGATGTACCAACAAGCCAGCCAAGGTAATCAGATGCAAGACTATCAGGACTACATGGCTCGGTTGAAACTTGGTCAAGCGCAAACTGGCGGTATGTTTGACCGTGGTAATGCCCAAGGCGGCAATTACACCGGTGACATGGGGACTTAATCATGGATTTAGATTACAACACCAGATTAGCGGCAATTCAGCGCAACGAAAAGTTAGCGCAGATTATGCAACAACAAGCATTTCAGCCAATTGATATTCAGAGCTATCAAGGTATTCAAGCGCCAATTTCTCCTTTATCTGGACTTGCCAAAGTGTTGCAAGCCTACATGGGCGCAAAAGGCACGGGCGATGAAGAACGCATTAAGTTAAATCAAGAAGCCAAAACTGAAGCGCAACAGATGTTGTCAAGCCTCAATCCGACAGCCTCACCTGGTCGCGCGGCAACGATGGGCAGCCCTGAAGTGCAAGCACGGCCTGCAACGTCATTTACGCCAATGGGTTCTGATTTTGAGGACAATCCGAATCTGCAAGTTGCACCGTCGGGCAACGTAGAAACGCCTGCTGTGGCGTATCAGCCTGCTGTAGCACCACAGGCAGCTATTGCGCCAACTAGCGGTATGCCATTAGACCCAGAGCAAAAACGTCAACGTCTTGTGCAGATGATGATGAGCCAAAACCCGTACATTGCGCCAGTTGCTAAATTGGAATACGAGCAATTGGGCAAAGAAAGCCAAGGCCCATTAGCAGAATACAAATACGCAAAAGATTTCCAAGGTTACAAAGGAACGCTGCAAGAGTTCAAGCAATCAATGCGTCCATTGCCATCAGTAACTAACGTCAATATGCCAGCGGGTGCGCCAATTGCTGTTGAACGTGATGGCAAAGTTATTTATGTGCAGATGGGTAAAGATGGTAATTATGTTGAAGTGAAAGGAATTACTCCTGTTCAAACGCAAACATCACTTGAACAAGAATTGAGGGCGGCGGGTATTACTCCGGATATGCCACAATTTAAAGAAAAAATGATGGCTTTGATTGACAGAAGGACAGCACCACCGGCAGCTAATGTTGTGCAAACGGATACTGGCCCTGTTGCTGTTAATCCAGATGCAACTGCAACACCTCTTAAAATTGACGGCGTTCCAATTGGTAAAGTACCTAAACCAGTTCCTGAAAATGTATTAAAAGCAATGCTGACCAACTCAACAAGTGAGCGTCAAGTTGATACCGCATTGCAACTTTTAGGTGGCAAAACGGTTGATGGACTACAAGGTGATGCTGGTGCTATCGGGCCAATTCAAGGGCGAATTCCTGACACCATTTTGCAAAAATCAAACCCTAATGGCGTTGTTACAAGAGCCGCTATTGCAGACATTGGCAGCATGATTATTCATGACCGGTCAGGCGCAGCAGTAACTATTGCGGAAATGCCTAGATTGATTCCGTTTATTCCACAAATTACAGATACGCCAGAAGCCGCCAAAGCAAAATTAACTCGCATGAAAGCAGAGTTAACAAACATTGGCAATGAATTTAGGGCTGTACATGAATCCGCCGGTTACACAATGCCAACAGGTTTGCAGCCTAACGCAAAGGTGGCAAATCCTAAACCGACTCCTACGCAATCTGACATTAATTATGCAAAAAACAATCCTGCCGCACGGCAAAAGTTTAGGGATACGTTTGGAGTAGAACCGTAATGGCTGAAAACATTCCAGATTGGGCAAAAGAACCAACAGGTATACCTGATTGGGCAAAAGAAAAAGCACCGGCTACGCTTGGGCAAGAAATTCTTGCATCACAGCCTGGCAGATTTTTAACTGGCGCAACTGGATTTATTGACGCTGGCGCTCAGTTATTGCCAAGAGCTTTATCTACCGTTTCATCATTAGGCGGATTTAATCCTAATCCAATTAGCAAATTTCTTGATGAACAAGCGGCAAGTGTTGACGAAGGGATTGCCAAAAAGAAAGCCGAAATGGATGCTGCAAAAGCGGCAACAAACTTTCAAGGTGCAGACATTGCAGGGTTTTTAGGCAACGTGGCACAACCACCTAATATTTTGGCTATGAAAGCATTAGGTGCAGTAAAAACAATCCCTGCTTTAATGGAAGCAGGCACAACGATGGGGGCGCTTGGTGGTTTAATCAGTCCAGTTACTTCTGGCAATCAAGATTTCAATACACAAAAAGTATTGCAAACTGTTGGTGGCGGTACGCTAGGCGGGATATTAGCGCCTATTCCTGCGCTTGCAGGCCGTGGTTATGAGCTTGCTAAAGCCTTGGTTCAGCCATTTACAGAATCTGGTCGTAAAGCCATTGTTGGCAGTACATTGCGTGGTCAAGTTCGCCCAAGTGATTTAGGAGATACGTTAAACCGCATGGCGAACGCCACCGAATTAGTGCCAGGCTCTCAGCCAACAGTTGCTGAAGTGGCTGAAAGCGGTGGGTTGGCAGCAATGCAACGCCAAGCACAATCGGCTAATCCTGACATATTTACGCCACGCAAAATGTCGCAAGTACAAGCAAGGCGTGAGGCAGCATATGACGTTGCGGGCGATGCAGGCAAAAAAGAATTGTTTGAAACGGCAAGGGAAGATGCAGCAAACTTGCTTTACAAAGACGCCTACAAGCAAACGCTAAACATTAACCGCGATCCACTTACAGGCAAAATGCTGCCCAAAGCAGAGCGTGATGTAGCTGCTGCTGAAATGGCAGATTTGTTAGATACGCCTGCCATTCAACAAGCCATGAAAGATGCTGTTGTATTGGCAAAAAATGAACGAGTTAACGTAAAAGACCCCAAAGGTTCAATTTTAGGTCTTGATTACACTAAACGTGCATTAGATAAGCAAATTGCAACAGCAGAAAGCGATAACGAAAAACGCATTTTGATGGGCGTTAAAGAACGTTTAATGACGTTTTTGCAGAAGCAAAGTCCAAAATACGCAGAAGCCGTTGCAACATATGCAGAAGGCAGCAAGCCGATCAATCAAATGGCTGTTGGTGAATATTTAAAGAATAAACTTATTCCCGCAATTGGTGAAGAAGGTGGTTTATTAAATGAACGAGGCAATGCCTATGCTGAAGCATTGCGAAAATCTGCTGAAACAGCTAGAGCAGCCACAGGATTTAAAGGCGCAACATTAGAAAATGTATTTGCTGACAATCCTGCCCAATTGCAAACATTGCAAAATATTGCAAAAGACATTGCACGAGGGGACAACGCAAAATCATTAGGTCTTGGCGTAGGTTCAAATACCTATCAAAACCTTGCAATGGCAAATGCGTCGGCTAAATCTGGATTGCCATTGATGGCATTAGAAGCGCCTGGCATTAATGCATTATCACGGTGGATTTACAAAAATCCATCAGAAACCATGCAAAGGCAATTGGCAGAGGCATTGACCGACCCGAAAGCAGCAGCCAAGTTGATTGCTGACGCAGCGCCCAAAGACAGAAGCCGATTGATGGCAGCTGCTTTACGGGGTCAATTAACACCGGCAATGTTTGGCGGCGCATCGGCTGCGGCATTATTACCATAAAAGGAAATTTATGAGTTACCGTTTATATCCTGTTACAAGATTTTTTAACCGACTAATATGCGATTGATGAACCCCATACTTTTTGGCAATTGTGCTTTGACGTTCGGTGCTTTGCCGAATGTCTGCAATATCTTGTTCAGAAAGTCTGCCGTTCCAATGATCCAATCCGTAATTGTGTCTACGTTTATTAGATGTATCAGCATTGTTTTCGGCTTTAGTTGCTATTTTAAGATGCTCTGGGTTTACGCATGGCGGGTTATCGCACAAGTGCATAATTATTTTGCCATCAGGTATTTTTCCAATAAAATGCTCATAAGAAAATCTATGCGCTCTCATTTGATGTTCGCCACAACGAACAATCCCATACCCGTAACTATTTTTAGTTCCGTTCCAAATCCAACAAGTATCAGTTTTATTGATTTTTGCTTCAAACGATTCTTGCATGGTTACAGGCGAGTACAAATGCAATTCGTTTTTTGCTCTCGCTCGGTTGTAATGAGTGCGGCACAAATGTCGAGCAACAGATTTTTCGCTGCAAATGCTGCACGGAATCGTTGTTTTAACTTGGTAAGTCATTGGCATCTCCTGTTAAATAACAGTATATGTCTTATTCATGGGGTATGCAAATGAGCTTCAATGGTTCAGGGACGTTTGTAATTAACTCAACTGGTCAGCCAGTTGTCACCGGCACGGTCATTTCATCAACAGCGTTTAATGCGTTGACCGCTGACTTAGCTACCGGCCTGTCCACCACGATTACCAAAAACGGTCAAACAACACCTACGGCTAATTTGCCAATGGGCGGGTTTAAGCATACCGGTCTAGGTGATGGCACGGCGGGAACTGATTCGGCTAATTTGTCGCAAGTGCAAAACTCTTTTGGGACGTTCTTAACTGCATCTGGTACTGACACAATTACAGCTACGGTAAGCCCTGCGTTAACTGCTTATGCCGTTGGTCAACTGTTTAACTTTGTTGCTGCCGGTACAAATACTGGTGCGGTAACGATTAACATTAGTTCGCTAGGTGCAAAAGCCATTAAACAAAGCGGGGCAACTGCATTGGTCGGTGGTGATCTTGTAAGCGGCTCAACGTATCAAATTATGTACGATGGCACTAATTTTCAGTTAATCCGTGGCGGTCTGTCCGCTGGTAAATCAATTGCTTTCTCAATCATTTTTGGACTATAAATCATGGCTGCTCCCAATATCGTTAACGTCAGCGCAATTTATGGCAAAGTTGTAACTGCCGATTTAACAACAACTGCTGCAACGTCTGTTTTAAGCAACGCTGCATCAAGCGGCAAAGTGTTTAAACTTGATTCGCTTGTTGTTGCCAATACTGATACTGCTAATGCTGTAAACATTACGATTAACCATTATTCTGCTGCTGCACTTGGCGGAACAGCTACGGCAATTGCCTCAACTGTTTCAATTCCTGCCAATTCAACTTTGGTGGTAATTGATAAAACCACGATGATTTATCTTGAAGAAAATATGTCAATTGGCGCAACGGCTGGTACATCAAGCAAATTAAAAGTTGTTTGTTCTTATGAGGATATTTCCTAATGGCTCGCGGCAACTCAGGTCAGATTGGGCCATATAGAAGCCCTACATCCGGAATTTTAAATTTGCCATTACTTCAACAGGCAAAAACATTTCCTTATGTTGCATCTTTTCTTGTTGTTGCTGGCGGAGGTGGAGGTAGCACAGCCGGTGGAGGTGCAGGAGGCCTTTTGTATGGTTCGGCTTTATTAAATTATGGCACTACATATGCAATTACTGTTGGGGCTGGTGGAGGCGCTGGGTCAAACGGTAGCAATTCTGTGTTTGCAGAATTCTCTACGGCATCAGGTGGAGGTGCGGGTAATGGTTCATCAGGGGGTTCAGGCGGTGGAGGAAGTGGCGCTGCTATTGGGGTTCAAGGTGGGAATGGTGGGGCAAATGCCACTAATGATGGCGGCACTATGGGAGGCGGCGGTGGCGGTGCAAATTTTGATGGCGGTGCAGCTAGTACTATCAATGGTGGTTCGGGTGGTGGGGGTGTAATTAATATCATTACCGGCGCGCGTGTGTATTATGGAGGAGGCGGGGGAGGGTTTTGTAACTTCAACGGCGCTGGCGGCGGTGGAGGAGGTGGTGTAGGTGGAGGTGGTAGTGGCGCAAAGGACGCTACTGGTTCGGCGGGTACTGCAAACACAGGCGGGGGAGGCGGCAACTCGGCATCAGGCGGTTCGGGTGTTGTAATTATCTCTGTGCCAACCATTAATTATTCGGGTAATACAACTGGCTCACCTACCGTTACAACTAGCGGCGCATATACAATTATTAAATTTACATCTTCAGGGACGTACAAAACATGAGCAATTTTGCATATGTTCCAACTATTGAAAACGGCAAAGGCATTGTTGAATTTGTAAATGTCATTGAACAAGATGTAATAAATTCTGGTGAGTTTGGTGATCCATTTAGCTACGTTCAAACGTCATATAACACCCGTGGCGGCGTTTATTATTTGCCCAACTCAAATACACCAAGCCCCGACCAATCAAAGGCGCTGCGAGCCAATTACGCCGGTATTGGTTACACTTATGATGCAATTAACGATGTGTTTTACGCACCGCAGCCATACCCGTCTTGGGTGATTAGCGCACCCACATGGATTTGGGAAGCGCCAGTACCGTATCCATCAACCGGTGGCCCGTATGTATGGGATGAAGCCACACAATCTTGGGTGTTGCCATGACGTTTCAAGACATAATTAATTATGGAGTTGTGGCGGTATTTGGTACGGTAGCGTGGGTTGTTCGTACCATTTTTGAAACGGTCAATAATCTTAAAAAAGATATAGACGGTTTCAAACTACAAGTTTCAGAACATTATGTCAAAAAATCAGAAGTGGATAATTTGCGGTTAGAAATGGACAAGCGGTTTGACAGGCTCGAGCAGATGATTGCTCGGTTGTACGACAAGATTGACTCCAAGGCTGACAAATGATTAAGCAACTGCTAACCGGCAAAGACAACACAACTTACGACATTGCTCGCGTAGCGTGGTTTGTAAGCCTTTTGGCGGTACTTGCGATTGCGGGTTATCAAGTGTTAGTCCACGGCGCGGTAAGCCTTAGAGAGCTTGCTGAAAGCCTTGGCATCGTATCTGGCGCTGGTGGTGCTTCAGTCTGGGCAAAAAAGGACGCAGAACCGACATGATTCCTATATTTCCTAGCGCATTGTGGATGAAGATCGGCGCGGTCTTGGCGTTGTGCGCGGTAATGTATTTTATAGGTTGGAATCATGAACACAAAAAGTTTGTGCAATACAAAGCCGACGTTGCCGCATTAGGCAAGGCGCAAGAGCAATTAAACGCTGCGTTAACAGAAAAGCATGAGTTAATTTCTACGTCAATTAAGGATGAATATGAAGCTAATCTGTCTGCTGTTCACAATTATTACTCTGACAGGGTGCAGCCAGTTGCCAGTAGCAGTCCAATGTCCACCGTTTCCAAGCCCGCCAAATGTTCTGTTACAGCCACCACCGACACAGTTTCTGCTCGACAATGCGCTGAAACGACCTTAATGCTGACTGAATTGCAAAAGTGGGTGCGGAGTGTAACTGATGCAAAGTAATTGGAAACAATCGTTTGAGTTGATGCTGAAGTCAGAAGGTGGCTACGTTAACCACCCATCCGATCCAGGGGGGCGTACAAACTTGGGAGTTACTCAAGCAACGTGGGAAAACTGGATAGGCCGACAGTCTGACGAGTCCGAAATGCGTAGTCTTACTGCGGACAAAGTTGAGCCAATGTATAAAAAGAAGTATTGGGATGCCGTGCGTGGTGACGAGTTAAAGTTAGGCATTGATTACCTGATGTTTGATTTTGCTGTAAACGCAGGCGCGGGTCGAGCAATCAAAACGTTGCAGACTTCAATTGGTGTGGCAGCTGACGGTGCTTTCGGGCCGGTGACAATGAACGCTGTAAAGTCATTTGAACCCGTCAAACTCATCGAACGATTTAGCCAAGCCAAAGAGGATTTCTACCGATCCCTGAATACGTTTGATGTATTCGGCAAAGGCTGGCTAAATCGGGTTGCAAAGGTCAAGGCAGAGGCTTTGAAGATGGTTTAAAGTGATGGTCACAGTACACACAAAGCCCATCTTTTAACGTTGTACAGACTTGCCCACAACCATCACAAACAAATTCTTTGAGAAAGTTAGTCGGGCGTGACCAACGATACCAAACGAGTGTGCCGACGGTAACAGCAGCGGCAAGATAAAACACAAACATCCAGTCCCAGAGCGTCATTACCAGCCTCCCACACCAATTAGTACCGTCTGCTCTTTTGCGGCTCTTGCAGCGGCTATACGCATGGCTGGAGGCATCTTGTAATCAGGTTGTGCAAACTTGTCGATCCTTTTCTCAATGTGAGTAAGGAATTTCTCTAAGAGCGCACGTTCGCCAGTTGGGGCTAACCCACCTAATTCTGACGCACACATTGCAAGCGTAGCGCCACGGGAATCTGGCAACAAACCTTTGTGTCTAAGTTTGTCGGCAGCGGCTAGGTATAAGTTAGATAGATTCATGGTTGTCCAATGCGTAAAGTGGTCTGTACAGATGCGGCAAAGTTGTGTCGTGAATTAACACGCCTTTGTCCCCAATGTACCCAACGGGTTTAAGTTTAGCTAAATTGTCAGCAGCCTGGCGAAAGGCACAAGGGTTGTATTCAGCGTTGCATTTGCCACCGCAAGCCTCTTTAAACAGATGGATATAGTCGGCCTTGTTCATAAACGCAATCCAAACGGGTTGTGAGCGTGTTTAACAACAAGGTTTTCATAGTTATCTGAAGATTCTGTAGCAGTCGGTGCTTGTCGAATAGTGACATAAACACAAGGTGAGCCACGCCTACCATCCCCACGTTTCTCGATCTTGTTGTTGCGCTGAAGTTTGGCAAGCTGAGTGTAGATGCTGATCTTTTCAAGGCCACAGTAATCAGCAATATCAACTGTTGTTTTAGGCTCAATGCAATACCGCAATATCTTTTGTTCTGTTGACATATGTTCTCCATAAAAGCATCACATTAAGCTAACTAAACACAATGCACAAGAGGTATTTATCTTAGTGATAACCCTTACTCTGTTTATTTTAAATATAGTTCCCCTACCCTTATACCCACCCACCGTAGTAGTTGAGGATAAATCCTTTACGACAGACCTGTACCTTGTTAGGTTTATGGCAGGCATCTCACCCCACCCCTAGATTCCCTAAAACAGTAGCAGTCCTTGCAGCTGTAGAAGATCAATACCTAGAGTAAATGGTTTTAGTTTGTTTCCAAACTCTGTCTATATCCTGTTCGATTTCTCTACTAGGGCGTGCGGGTCACACGGGATACAACTTTATTCTTTTACTCAGCCTGTTCTGGGTACTGGTGGCTACCATGTTAGCTAATGCGCCCTGACAGTTATCTTGAACAATAAAAAAGCCGCTTAAATCTATACCTTGGTGGAAACCCCTAAATTTTGGGGCAAGGCATAGACTTAAACGGCTTAGTTGTTTTCCACGACAACAATTCAATTCTGCCACCGTCTTTCCGATGTGTCAAGGTCTAAAGCTAACCTAGTGAAACACGACCCTTATCATTGTTTGTTTCATGCTTGCTAAAGGCTTAATCAGTCTAATGCAACTCAGGCCATATTTGTTGCCAGTTGGGGATTTCTTTTCTTGACCACTTACCGTTTGATTTCTTTTCAAGCTCGGCAGCCAACAACACTAATTTATCACCAGGCAAACCATTGTTGCGCCATTGCGATACAGCTGGTGGACTGACACGGCAGAGCTTGGCTACAGCGAATGTGCCACCTAATGTTTGGATAATTTCTGTTGTATTCATGTTAGATAGCTTAACAGATGAGGTTTTGTATGTGTTGACTTATCTGTTTAGATACCTTAATATCTATCTTACTGACATACCCGTCAGGATTTTATACAGGTGCATAAATGAATGAATTAGCAAAAGCATTAGTCAAGGCTCAAGCGGCAATGTCCCACGCAGCCAAAGATAGTAAAAATCCCCACTTTAAATCTGCATACTCTAGCCTAGCTAGTGTGATCGACGCTGTGCGGCCTGCTCTGTCGGCTAACGGTTTAGCCTTTGTGCAGATGTTGCATACCGCTGAAAGTGGCGTAGCAGTTGAAACGGTCCTTATCCATGAGTCAGGCGAACAACTTAGTTGCGGCACGTTGTTTATTCCCGCAACCAAACAAGACGCACAAGGCTTTGGTTCGGCAATTACTTACGGCAAACGCTACGGCCTGCAAGCAGCACTTGGTATTGCGTCAGAAGATGACGATGGCACAGCTGCCGTTAAAGCACCGCCTAAACCAATTGAAAAGCTAATTGAGAAACCCAAAGGCATTGAGCTAGACAACACAATTGCTCAAATGGCATCAGCGGTAAGTTACGAAAGTTTGAAGGACATATTTAGGGCAGCATGGACACTTTGCTTTAAAGAGCAACAGATTCCGCTGAAGGCTGCATACGATCAATTTAAAGCAAACTGGGAACAACAATAATGGCAAACGATCTTAACCGCTGCGAGTTTATTGGGCGCTTGGGCAAAGACCCTGAAGTACGTTACACCGCTGACTCTAATGCAATCTGTAATTTCTCAATTGCGGTAGGTTATAAGACCGCAACCAAGGAAACGACAGAATGGGTCAGGATCACGGCGTTTGGCAAGTTGGCAGGAATATGTGCCGATTACCTAAAAAAAGGCTCACAGGTCTTTGTAGCGGGTCGTATGACCACTCGAAAGTGGCAAAACAAAGATGGCGTGGATCAATACACAACTGAGGTTGTTGCTGACCAGATGCAGATGCTTGGCGGCAAACCTGTAGAGGATGCACCGCCAGCTGCACCTGCCAAACCAAAGTCTGATGCGTATCGTCAGATCAAAGAAGGCATCGTTGTCCCGCTTGATGACATGATCGATGACGTCCCTTTTTAGAATGAGCCAATCAGAAGAAGCAATACTTATTTCTTGGCGCATCCAACAATGGTACGAAGGCATGGTTTTAGACGCTAGAGCCATGCAAGATTTGCAAGATGCAATCGAAATGCTTAAACAATTAGCCAAAAAGGTACAAAAATGAAAGACGATTTTTTAGCATTACAAAAACAAATAAATGTTATGTCGGATTCACATATTGTTTTACGGGATTATTTTGCTCAGGGTGCATTGCAGGGTTTGTTATCTGGCAATACTGATTTAGTAGATGATGTAAAACTTCTTGCAATTTGGGCTTACGAAATTGCTGACGCAATGATTGAGGAGAGAAAACGTGATAATTAAATCAGCAGACTCAGAATCAGGCCATTGGTACGCAGCTGACGGTTCACCAGCGTATCGGGTTATTGGTAAAAACGGGAAAGAGCGCAACACCACAGTCCGTGACGCAAGAGAACGTGGGTTAGTACCGTCGGTGACAACAATTCTTGGAATTATTGCCAAGCCTGGTCTTAACACTTGGTTGCAACAACAAGTGTTATTGGCGGCGCTAACGTTGCCACGCATTGCTGGCGAAACGGAGGAAAACTGGTTAGAAAGGGTTATTTCCGATTCCAAGTCCACAGGCCGTGACGCTATGGATCGCGGGACGATGATGCACGGCGTGTTGGAACGGTTTTATAGTGGCGAACAAGACGATTACCCTGTTTACGTTGACCAGGTTGATGCGTCGATCAGAATCCACTTTGGGCATGACCAAACTTGGGAAGCAGAACGCTCATTTGCATACGAGGGATTTGGCGGAAAAGTTGATTTGATTGCTGAAAACATCGTGATCGACTTTAAAAGCAAAGATAAGCTCGAGAAGGTTGCGCCGTATCATGAGCAACTGATGCAATTGGCGGCTTACCGTGTCGGCCTTGGCAAGCCTACAGCCAGATGCGCCAATGTGTTTTTTACTGCCGAAGGCGATGTAAAACTGATTGAACATTCAGAGGAAGATTTAGCCTCTGCATGGGATTGCTTTCAGTATTTACTAGCGTTCTACAAGCGTAAAAACAACCTATAATAAATTGCGGGGAAAGCCGTGTCCCTCCACACTCCTTGTTCAGCGAGTACCCGCACCTTGTTGTAAAAACCCCAATAAATTAAAAATAATTGCAAAACTAGGGTAAACACTTATGCAATTATTGTTTAGATAGCTTAATATCTGTACATGGCAACAACGCCATACGACAAATAAAGGTACATTAAATGAGTAAATTGATTCAAGCGTTTAAGACAGACCCATCAGACAAGAACCGCGCAAAGTTAGCGGCATATTTGCAAAAACACATGATGGCAATTTGCATGGCAAGCCCAGACGAGCAGCAATTCCTGAAAGCCAACGGGTTCAAGGGATAAGCCATGAAATACTCATACATTCAATTAACAGACGAAGGCAAGCGCCAATTGATGCGTGAACTCAGTCGTGAGCTGACCGACAAAAAGATTGCAGAGCTTATGGATCAATTTGCCGATGGCGTAAAAACAGACAGCAATGGCGAACCGTACATCAAGATTGATCGTGACGAGGTGTTGATGTGTGCTGTGCCAATGTACACGCATTTCATTGACATTAATCACATTGAAACCGTGACAGCTAACGAGGAGGATGGCAGCGATGAATAAGCGTAACTGGCCTTTTTTGACTGACCTTGGCGATCCTAACTGGACAGGTCGCACCACTCGCACAATGCGTAATCAGACACGCTATTCGGCAGCTGACGAACGCATACCGCCTATTGCTTGGGTAGTTGGCTTGTTAATGTTGGCGCTTGTGTTTGGTTTCTTCCCACTTTTATCATTGGTGATGCTATGAACGAAAAATTCCGCAAATTATTAGAAAATCATGGCGTTGACTTGGCTGTTGGCAGCATTGAATACTGGCAAAACGAAGTTGAAATGGCTTTGCTTGAAATGTGTGACGAGGCCGCGGCAGTAGAGCGTAAAGGTTGCGCTGAAGATTACTTAAAAATCATGCGGGATGCTGTTGCAAAAGAGCGCCAAGCGTGTTTTGAGCTTGTGTACAACCATGAGGACACTTATCACCACTTTGGCCTGTGCAAACGTGCTGCCGAACTAATCAAGCAAAGGGATTTAACATGACTGACCAACAATTGGCTAGTCAACTTGCCTTAATTGAACGTGCTTATCTTGTGCTGACCATTTGGTCTGAAGATTATTGCAGCGTTGACCCAGATCACCAAAAAGTTATTGATGATCTGCAACGAGAAATCAAACGGATCACTAAGGAGTTGGAACGCAAGCCTGCGTACTGGATGCATTGCGATGGTCGGATTGTGTTTACCGCAGAGCCTGGTGCTGTTGCCCTGTACCGTCAGGAGGTGTAATGAGCGATTACATTAAAAAACTGGCTGAACAGGCCGGAATGGAATGGGAAACGCAGAGTTGGTGTTGGTTGGCAAATCCTCCGCATCTTGAAAAATTTGCCGAGTTAATTCGTGCTGAAGAAAAACCTGAATGGCAAGAACTTCACAAAGACGAAATTAAGCAAATCCTTAATGATGGTGAAGAATGGTCTAGCCTTGAATTTGCACAGGCCGTGTCAGATTTATTGCGGGAGAAAAACAAATGAGCCGTGAACTATTACAGCAAGCGTTGGATGCTTTACAGACTAACAATGCTTGGCTTGACTATGCTGCGCCACAATATGTTTTGGATCGCAATAACCAAGCTATCGCAGCACTTGAGCAAAAGTTAGCCAAGCAAGAGTTTTATCCGGATTGGGATATGCTCAAGCCGTTCCACGAACGCATTGCAGAACTTGAGGCGCAGTTAGCCAAGCCTGAACAAGCATCTAATGAACCGCCTGACTACGTAGAGCCGCCAACATCTGATTATCACAACGGTTGGGAAGAAGGTTTTGAAGCAGCAAAGAATCTGTTTAAAGGGAAAAACACATGAACCAAGTTGCTCGAAACACCGATCCCGTCACTAGTTGGGCTGCTGCTGACTTTGCAAAGTCTTTAGCGGCTCAACACGCCACGATTATTATTCAAGCCTTATGCAAGTATGGGGCAATGGGAAAAGACGGTATAGCGCAGATTACAGGACTCGATGGCAACCAAGTAGCCAGGCGTTTAAGTGAATTAGAACGCAACCATGAAATCTTGCTAACTGGGCGCAACGTGCAAAGCAAATCAGGTCGGGCAGAACGGGAATGGAAAGTTATGCCGAAACAGATGGATTTGATATGAAAACAAGTTGGAAAAGTTCTGAATATGCAAGAGAAAAAGCAAAAGCATGGAGAATTGCAAACCCCGAAAAAGTTAAAGAAAATAGAATTAATAATAGAGATAAAAATTACAGACAAGAACTTGTCAGAAAATACGGCGTTGCTTTTGAATGGTTTGATAAACAGTATTTAAAACAAAACGGATGTTGTGCTATTTGTAAAAAACAATTAATTGGAACTGATAAACAAAACAAACCCCATGTAGATCATTGCCACAAAACATTGAAAATTAGAGAAATTTTATGTAATCGATGCAATACGGTTTTAGGCCTTTGTAAAGATGATCCTTTGTTGCTTAAAAATTTATCAGGATATTTAGAATGTCATGGTTAATCAGTCAAGCCTTAATGAACTCGCTTTGTTCGCAGGAGCTGGGGGAGGAATACTTGGGGGACACTTGCTTGGATGGCGAACCGTCTGCGCCGTTGAGTGGGAACAATACCCAGCAAGCGTATTGTGCGCCAGACAAAATGACAAAATTCTCCCGCCTTTCCCGATTTGGGATGACGTACAAACCTTTGACGGAAAGCCGTGGCGAGGAATTGTTGACGTTGTATCTGGCGGGTTTCCATGCCAAGACATCTCAGTTGCAGGAAAAGGAGACGGACTTGACGGAGAAAGGTCAGGAATGTGGCGAGAAATGGCACGGATTATTGGCGAGGTTCGACCAAGATTCGCATTTGTGGAGAACAGTCCAATGCTCGTTACTAGAGGACTTGAACGAGTCCTTGCAGACCTTACCTCAATGGGGTATGACAGTCGGTGGGGAGTTATATCTGCGGCAGACATTGGTGCAAAACATAAACGAGAACGAATCTGGATTTTGGCTAACACCAACAGCTACAGCAATATCAGGTCGCAGCGAAGAAGCAATGGAGTACAGGATAAGTTGGAGAGAGAAAAGCGGGAGGACTACAGTCCCGTGTGGAAATTTAGCGGAACAAGTGATGTACTCAGGGGGTATTCCTTGCAAAGACATGAAAAAACCAACAATGTGGGGAACACCAAAAGCGCAGGATTCTCGTCATGCTTTGAGGGACAGAGGCAAGGGAAACCTTGGGGAGCAAGTATCGGGTCTGCACAATGGTGGAAAACTGAACCCCCTGTGGACAGAGTGGCTGATGGGATGGCCGATAGGGTGGACAGACTTAAAGCCATTGGAAATGGACAAGTCCCTTTATGTGCAGCAACTGCATGGGAGTTACTTAAATGAGTGAATACAGCCCACATCCAGCAATTGAGTACATTTGGGACAATGCGCCAGCATATGCCAAAGCAAAGGGAGAACTGGCGCAACTGGAGGCGTTCAAGTCAAGCCTAAAAGCAATCCTAATGAAAGAATCAGGCGAAACTAGCATTGGAGGCCAAGAGCGTGAGGCTTATGCTAACCCTAAATATCAAACCCATTGTGACGCTATTGGGGCAGCAACCGAGCAGGCCGAACTACTCAAATGGCGTATGACTAGCGCACAAATGCGATTTGATGCTTGGCGCACCGAGCAAGCCAGTAACCGACAAATTGAGAAAATAACCAAATGAAAGATTATTCTGAAAGCCTAATTAAACTTAAAGCAATGATTCATCAATACCAAAAATTTGTATTGCAAGGCAAATATGACGCAGCCGCTGACATTGCTGTAGATATGCAAATTGTGGTGGTTGATCTTCAAGAATGGACAGAGGCTCAAGTTGACCAAAGCGCAACGTAAGCATTACGAGAAACTTGCAGGGCTAGGTTGCTCGTTGTGCCGACACTTAGGATATGGGGAAACGCCAGCCCACATTCATCACATACGGCGATTAGGAATGAAACGTGAAAATGCGCTGGTTATACCGTTATGTCCGACTCATCATGTGGGCAATGATGGGGTACATGGACTGGGCAAAAAGGCGTTTGCTCAAAAGTATGGGGTTACGGAAGAAGATTTATTAGCCCAGATTGAGGCGCTGCTGTGATTGCTACCCTGCAACTACCGTTACCGCCATCAATGAACACCTACTGGCGCAACTTTAGGGGCAGGACAATTCTTAGTCAAGGCGGCAGGGATTACAAACTAGCGGTGCAAGAGTACGTCACGGTCAACAAAGTGCCTAGCTTTGGCTCAAACAGGCTTATGGCGATCATTACAATCTTCCCGCGGGATAGGCGCAGCATTGACCTAGACAATAGGCTAAAAGGCTTATTTGACGCATTGCAAGATGCAGGCGTGTTTGACGATGACGGACAGTTTGACAAAATAGAGATTGCAAGGGGGTCGATTAAATCAGGCGGCGGTTGTACAATTGTGATAGCTATCTTGTGAGGTCACTATGGACTATCCTGCCGTTTTCGTTGCAACCTTGTTCCATAGCGGGACAAACGCACACTTCATGCACTTGCAAACAGACTCTTATGCCAAACATAAAGCGTTGCAAAAATACTATGAAGGCATTGTAGACTTAGTTGATACTTGGGCAGAAACGTACCAAGGGGCTTACGAGCAGATCAAAAGCTATCCTAAAGACTTTCACTTAGCGACAGACCCAGTTAAGTACATCACAAGCGTCAAAGCCTTTGTAAAGGACATTCGTGACGAATTGCCCAAAGACACAGAGTTACAGAACCAGATTGACGAGATTTCGGCTTTGATTGACTCAACCCTTTACAAACTAAAGGCGTTCAAATGAAAGCGGGACTCTATGCCAATATTCTTGCAAAACAAGAACGCATCAAAGCAGGCAGCGGCGAACGCATGAGAAAGCCAGGCGATCCAGGCGCACCAACCGCTAAAGACTTTAAAGAATCAGCTAAGACAGCTAAAGACGAGAAGAAATGACAGCGGCTTGGCAACGCAAAGAGGGAAAGAACCCTGCTGGCGGTCTAAATGCCAAGGGTAGAGCAAGTGCCAAAGCAGAAGGCATGAACCTCAAGCCACCCGTTAAGTCAGGCGATAACCCAAGACGAGCCAGTTTTCTCGCACGAATGGGCAATATGCCAGGGCCAATGGAGAAAGATGGGAAACCGACCAGACTAGCATTAGCCTTAAAAGCATGGGGTGCATCAAGCAAAGAAGATGCAAGGTCAAAAGCTAAGAATATCAGCGAACGCAATAAGTAAGCTAAACTCAACCAATCTTAAATCTAAGACCATTGAGAAAAGATATGGAAATCAGCAAAGTAGTGAAGTCTAGTGTGCGACCTAAACCACCCGCAGCAGGGATCGGCAGAAAGAAGGGTAGCGTCAACAAGGCTACAAAAGCCTTTAGAGATACCGTTACAGCATTGCTTGAGAACAACGCTGATAATGTAGGCAAGTGGTTAGAAACCGTTGCCCACGGTGATGGCGATCAAGTTAAACCAGACCCAAAGGGTGCTTTGACGCTGATTGCTCAACTGGCTGAGTTTGCTTCACCTAAACTTGCACGAACCGAACATAGTGGCGTGGACAACACCCCAATTGAAATGATTGTGAAATGGCAAGAAGGGAAGTAACCCTCCCCTACTCTCCACGGGGGGCGTTTAAGTCATTCCACAACCGCACCGAACGCTGGGCTTGCCTAGTTGCACACCGACGAGCCGGCAAGACAGTCGCAGCCATTAACGATATTGTTCGGGCTGCACTCATGTGTAAAAGCACAAATCCCCTATTTGCGTATATTGCGCCATACCGTAGCCAGGCTAAGTCTGTGGCTTGGGATTACCTTAAACACTTTGCAGCGCCTGTTCTTGCATCGAGCAACGAGGCCGAACTGACCATTGAGCTAATAACTGGCGGCAAGATACGCTTGTTTGGGGCTGACAACGCAGACGCAATGCGGGGATTAGGCTTTGATGGCGTATTCATGGATGAGTACGGTGACTTCAGACCTAGCGTGTGGGGTAACGTCATTCGACCTACATTGTCAGACAAGCAAGGTTGGGCTGTATTCGCTGGTACGCCAAAGGGTAAAAACCAGTTTTGGCAGATATTTGAAACAGCTAAGAAAACGCCTGACGAGTGGTTTCACCTTGTCCTAAAGGCTAGTGAGTCTGGGCTGCTGCCTGACACAGAGCTACGGGCAGCTGCCGCACAGATCAGCGATGACCAGTTCTTGCAAGAGTACGAGTGTTCGTTTGAGGCGGCAATCCTTGGTGCTTTCTATGGCGAGGACTTACGCAAGATCACAGATGCCGGTCAAGTTAGGCGTGTTGATTACGATCCGCACCTACCGACTTACACTAGTTGGGATTTGGGCTATCGAGATGACACGGCTATTTGGTGGTATCAAGTCGTGCGTAACGAAATCCACATCATTGATTATTTTGCAATAAGTGGTGCAAACATTGCAGAAATAGCTAAAATAGTCGTAGAAAAGCCGTATAAATACGCAAAACATTACCTACCGCACGATGCAAGGGCAAAAACTTTAGCAGCAGCGGGTAAGTCAGTTATTGAGCAGTTGAGTGAATATCTAGGTATCAACAACATGGCGATTGTGCCTGATTTGTCGGTGCAAGATGGGATTCAAGCGGTCAGGCAGATGTTGCCGCAATGTTGGTTTGACAGCGAACGAACGCATGACGGGCTAGAGGCTTTACGGCAATATCAGCGGGAATACGACGAGGACAAGAAGGCATTTAGGCAAACGCCCAGGCATGATTGGACAAGCCACCCAGCAGATGCGTTCAGAATGTTGGCGATTGCTTGGAGATTAGAGCCAAAGGTTAAACAACCTGACACGGTCAAGCCGTTAATGGTTGGGCCAGAGAACACAGTAACGCTTGAAGATATGTGGGCAACCCACAAACCAACCAGGAGTAACAGACTATGAGTGGCGTATCAAATCCTTTTGAATATCAATACGAACACGTTGCGGTTAGCCAAACGGCACAAGTGTTAGGCGGCACAGGCGCGGTTGGTGATTATATCCACCGTTTAATTTGCACCGTGTCTACAGCTGCCACAGGTAACGTAATTATCTTAGATGGCACAGGGTTTTCACACACGATCTTGCCAGCAAGCGCGGGAACGGGCATCAACTCATACAACATTGAAGTGAACGCAATCTCTCGCAACGGGCCGTGGAAGATCACGACAGGCGCAGGCGTAGAAGTGTTGGCAATTGGCATTTTTAGCGCATGATCGTAGCAAGCGTATTGCGCTCTGGCGGTGATTTCAAGCCTGAACACGTTTATGCGCTTGAAAAGATGTGCGCCAAGTATCTGCCACCGCATGAGTTTGTGTGTCTTTCGGATGTTGAGTTAGAGTGCAAAACCATCCCTTTGCGACACGATTGGCCTGGTTGGTGGGCAAAGATGGAGTTATTTAGGCTACCGAGTGCGTTGTATTTTGATCTCGACACGGTGCTAACTAATGACTGTACGGCAATGATTGAGGCGGCAAAGCAGCACGATTTTGTGATTATGCGTGACGTTTATCGGGGCAAATACAACCCGAAAGCCATGCAATCGAGCATGATGTACTGGTCTAAGCCTGTTGATTTGTACGACAAGTTTGCAGCATTACAGATGTACGCAGCGGGTGGTGACCAGTCTTACATTGAACACCATATGCGCGACAAAGTGACGTATTGGCAGGATATTGCAGACGGGATTGTGAGCTTTAAGGCTGATGTGCTGCCCAAAGGGGTAGACGATGCCAAGGTTGTGATATTCCACGGCAAGCCTCGTCCGTGGGAACAAACAAGGGTGAGCTATGAAATTGGTTGAAGGCTGGCAAGTTCCTGATATTGACGAGTGCTGCATCAATGCGCTCTTGGTCGAGCTACCAGACTTAAATGTGAGCTATACCCATTTGAACCAGTTTCGTACTGTCATTCAGGCAGGCGGCAATATTGGCGTTTATCCCGCTACGATGGCAGGGCAATTTGAGCGTGTCATCACAGTCGAGCCTGATCTGGTTAACTATCAGGCGTTGCTACTAAATATCGCAGGCCACGCCAACATTGAGCACCAATGGGCTGCATTTGGTGACAAAATTGGCACAGCATCAGTCGATCACCCATACCCTGAGAACATTGGGGCGCACCAGTTAAAGGCCGGTAATGACGTTCGGGTGCTAACCATTGACTCATTTTGCGTAGATAACTGCGATTTCATTCAGTTAGACATTGAAGGTTATGAGCATTTAGCATTGCTTGGGGCTGAAAGAACCATTAAAAAGACGTATCCGGTTATCACTCTTGAGTTGAAAGGCTTGGGCAGTCGTTATGGATACACCGACGAGGACACAATCAACCTACTCCAAGATTGGGGATACGAGATTGTCGGGCGGGTAAACCGTGACGTAATTTTTGCGAGATACTAAGATGGAAGCATTGACCGGCGTTCAGAAGTGGCTAAACGTAATCAGCCAATACGACAACGAGTTTAAGAAGTGGGAAGCTCGCGCACAGAAGATTGTGAAGCGTTACCGCGACGATAACCGCAATCAGAACACGAACGAAACGGCTAAATTTAACATTCTGTGGTCTAACGTACAGACGTTAATCCCTGCTGTATATGCCAGGCTACCCAAGGCTGACGTATCTCGACGCTTTGGGGATAACGATCCTGTTGCTAGAGTTGCCAGCCAATTGATCGAACGGGCGCTTGATTTTGAGATTGAGCATTACTCCGATTTCAGATCGACCATGAAAAACGCAGTAGAGGACAGGTTCTTGGGTGGTCGAGGCGTGGCGTGGGTCAGGTACGAACCGCACGTTCGGGCGCAAGAGATTCCCGACGATGGCCTGCAAGTAACTGAAGATGTTGACGAGGTTGACGTTAAAAACACAATGACGCTTGATGGCGCTATTGGTGAGGAAGTCGAGCAACAAGAGGAAATTGAGTACGAATGTGCGCCTACGGACTACGTTTACTGGAAAGATTTCGGTCATTCAGTCGCTAGAACGTGGGAAGAAGTGACGAGCGTTTGGCGCTGGGTGTACATGACCAAAGAAAGCCTTGCAGAGCGATTTGGCGAAGAAGCGGCAAAATCTATCCCGCTAGATGCAGGGCCAGAAACCAATAAGCAGTATTCGACGCAATCCAAAGACTTTACTCGCGCCAAGATTTGCGAGATTTGGGACAAAGAAAGCGGCAAAGTGTACTGGATCAGCAAGAGTTGCCCAGACATTCTTGACGAACGTGACGATCCGTTGGAGTTGGAAAACTTCTTCCCTTGCCCTAAACCTTTGTACGCAACGATGACAAGTGACACACTTGTACCAGTTGCCGACTTTGCGCTATATCAAGACCAAGCTAATGATTTAGACATTTTGACTGACCGCATCGATGGCATGATTAAAGCCTTGCGTGTGCGTGGAGTCTACGATGCGTCACAACCAGCCTTGCAGCGTCTTTTAACTGAAGGTGATAACAACACACTTATCCCTGTTGATAAGTGGATGGCGTTCTCAGAGAAAGGCGGGTTAAAAGGGTCAATTGACTTGCTACCGTTGGACGTATTAGCAACGGCATTGTTGCAATGCTATCGGGCGCAAGATGAAATTAAGCAAACAATCTATGAAATCACAGGTATTAGTGACATTGTTCGGGGGCAAGGACAAGCATCTGAAACAGCCACAGCCCAACAGATCAAGGGACAGTATGCCGGACTGCGCTTGCGCTCGATGCAAGAAGATGTTGCCCTGTTTGCGAGTGCGCTATTCCAGTTAAAAGCACAGGTGATTTGCACCAAGTTCCAACCGTCTACGATCATTCAATACGCAGCTGCCGAGGCAATGAGCGATGCAGACAAGGCGATGATCCCGCAGGCTTTAGAGTTGCTTAAAAACAAGCCGTTGCGTTCGTTTAGGATTCAGGTTGATTCGGACAGCCTGGTGCAGATTGACGAGCAACAGAACAAACGTGATCGCGTTGAATTTCTGCAAGCGATGGGCGGGTTCTTAAACCAAGCGTTGCCAATGGGTCAGCAAGCACCTGAAATGATCCCAATGTTGGTGGAATTGGTAAAATTCGGTATTGGTGCATACAAGAAAGCCGAGCCAATTGAGGGTGTCATTGACCAAGCGATGGAACAGATGAAACAGAAACAACAGCAAGCGGCAGCCAATCCCGCACCGCCACCACCTGATCCTGAAATGATGAAACTTCAAGCACAGGCACAGTCTGAGCAGATGAAGATGCAAGCTACAGCACAGGCCGACCAAATGCGGGCGCAAGTTGACGGGCAGATTGCTCAAGCTAAAGCACAAACTGAGATGCAGATTGCTCAAATGAAGATGCAAGCCGACGCAGCACTTGAGGCGCAAAAACAACAGCATTTAGCGCAGATGAAACAGGCTGAGTTAGATCACGCTGAACGGTTAGAGCGTTGGAAGGTTGAGCTTGAGCAGGCCACCAAAATTACGGTAGCAAGGATTGGCGCAAACCCTGGCGTTGATATTCCCTTACTTGAGGCACAAGAGGCTGCAAGTCAGAAAGTCACGCGAGAATTGGGCGATAATCTAGCTGTTGCAATGAATCGTATGAACGAGATGCAAACTAACATGGCTGACATGATTGGTCAGACGATGAACCGGATTGATGGCGCTGTTGGCGTGATGGCTGCGCCTAAACGAATCATTCGCGGCAAAGACGGTAAGGCTATTGGCGTAGAGGTAATCCAATGATTATAAATTTTGAAATGACTGATGGTTTGAACACGTTGCGTGATGCAATTGTTCTTGCTGATGGCATTTCAATGACCGACGCAGAAATTGAAGAAATAAAGCAATCTCGCTTTGCTGCGTGGCTTGAAGTTATAAATACACCACCAGTTGAAACGGTTGAAGAATAATGGCTGACCGTTACTGGGTAGGTGGCACAGGCTCTTGGGCGGCAACCACAACTAATTGGTCGGCAACGTCAGGCGGTTCGGGTGGTGCGTCTGTGCCAACCTTAAATGATGATGTTTTTTTTAATACATTGTCTAATGCTACGGCGTATACCTGTACTTTAACGACAACACCAATTTGTCGAAGTGTAACGATTAGTGGCCCGTTAACTGGCAACGTTACACTTGCGGGTAGTGCGGCATGGTCTATCTATGGAAGTATGACGATTGCAGCAACGGGCGTAACAAGAACGTTTACTTCTTCAATTGTTTTTCGCGCCACAACAACAGGTTTTACTATTACGACAAATGGAGTTGCGTTAGCGAGTGCAATTACATTAAATGGCGCGGGTGGCGGCTGGACTTTAGGCTCTGCGTTAACAACTACAGGCGCGTTTACAGTTACTCAAGGTGCATTTAATACCTCAAACTTTAATTTAACTACTAGCGGTCAGTTTAGTGCTATAGGCGCAGCAACCCGATCAATTACGCTTGGATCATCATCTATTACTTGTTTAAATTGGAGTGCTTTAGGCGCAACAAATTTAACTTTAAACGCTGGCACATCAACAATTACGCTTACTCAAGCCGTAGGATCTTTTTCAGGCGGTGGTTTAACGTATTACAACGTCTTTAAAGCAAATAACGGTTTTAATATTAATGATGCAAACAACACTTTTAACGCTTTAACAAATAATTCAGTTTCTAGCACCGGTACTTTTTTATGCCAGTTTGCCGGAAATCAAACAATTGGCACATTAACGGTTAACGGTGGAACTACCCCAAATGGTAGAGCATCAATTCAAACACAAAATGCACAAGCTGGCACACAAGTTGTTTTAACTGTCGGGACGTTTGTTACTACTAACGGAAATATTGATTTTCGTGATATTAACTTACAGGGTGCAGCATCACCTTTAACTGTAGCATTAGGCGGGGACGCAGGCAACAACACAAACATTACTTTAGCTGCACCTAAAACTGTCTATTGGAGTTTGGCAGGTGGTGGTCAATGGCGGGATAATGGATGGGCAACAACGTCTGGCGGTTCACGCAACGCTGCTAATTATCCATTACCGCAAGATACAGCAATTATTGATGATGCTAATTTAGATTCTGGCGCAACCATAACAGTTGGCAATAATCCATCAATTGGGAATTTTGACTCATCCACTAGAACTTTGCCAGTAACTATTGCGTTTGGAACAAATACCCTACAACCAATTTATGGTGATTTTGCGTTGTCATCGGCAACGACCATTACATCTACAACCGCCGTTTTATATTTTTACGGCTACAACAAAACACAAACTATTACTTCTTCTGGTGCAAGTATTGACATTGGTATTCAAGTTAATAACTTGTCAACTACTGTTGTGCTTGCTGATGCGTTAAATATTGGTGCAACTAAAACAACAACTTTATCTTTGGGTACATTGAATTTAAATGGTCAATCATTAACAACCAATTTGTTTTCGTCTACTGGTGCATTACTTAGATCAATTGCCTTTAATGGCGGCACAATGACCGTATCGGGCGCAACCTTTACCGCATCAGGCACTAACCTGACCACTAGCGGTTTAGGCACAATTGATATGACATCCGCATTAAGTAAAACGTTTGCAGGTGGCGAGTTTAGCTATCCCACTCTTAATCAAGGCGGTGCGGGTGCGTTAACAATCACAGGCGCAAACACGTTTGCAGACATAACAAATTCAGTTCAGCCCGCTACGGTTACTTTCCCCGCAAACACAACAACAACTTTTTTTGATTTTAATTTAAACGGCACAGCAGACAATCTTTTAACAATAAATTCAAGCATTGCAGGAACTCAATCCACGATCAATTATGTTGGATCAAGTACCGTTGATGTTAACTTTTTAAGTATTCAAGATTCAAACGCAACGCCTAACATTGCTACATGGTACGCAGGCGATACATCTGTAAACGTTTCAAATAACAATGGTTGGTTTTTTGTTGTACAACCCACATTGTTTGACACACACGATGGCGGTGATCGCAAACGTGATGCAAAGAAACGTAAAACTGAAGCAGCAAAAGCAAAAGCACGGCGTGACGAAGTATTAAAACTATTTGAACGCATCGTTGAAGGCAAGCCCGAAGTCGCAGAGGAGATTGCTCAACCATTCGTTGTCACGCAAGCCACTATCCAAGCGCCAGCGGTCATTGATTACGATGCAATGTTGGCTAGTTTTGACCGTGTTGAGCAGATTTACAACGCTTATATTGAAATGGACGATGAGGACGTTTTGTTACTGCTATGAAGAAAACATACATTTACGTCAATGGCGAGTTAGTCGAGAAAGGCTCAAAAGAGCATTACGACAGCCTTGGGCCAATGGTCATGCCAGATATTCAACCTTACAAATCCATGATCGACGGGTCGATGATTACGAGCCGGTCTGTCCATCGTGACCATTTGCGGCAACATGGGTGCATTGAAGTCGGCAACGAGAAGATGGAAACCAAGCTGCCACCGCCAATTGATACACGCAGGGAAGTTATGCGCCAACAACTGGCAAACATGACGCATAAGCAAGCAAATCAAGTTCTTTCACAACTACGCCGTAAATTTACCTAAAGGGGTATGCAATTGGAAAATCCTGAATTAGACCGTCGGGAGTTACTGTCACAGCAGTTCGACGAAGTTCAGAATGAAACACCCGTCGAGGCAGTTAGGACTCAGCCCGAACCCGATCTTGAGCCACCGGCAGAACCGCCAGTTTGGGAACGCCCACCGGCATCGTGGAAAAAGGATTATCACGAAGCCTGGACAACCGCCGACCCCAAGCTGAAAGAATACGCATGGCAACGTGAAGAAGAAATGAAAGCAGGGGTTCAGCCTTTGCTGTCAAAAGCCCAATTTGCCGACCAAATGCAGCAGGCCATTGAGCCTTATATGCAGAACATTCGCGGGCTTGGCATCGAAGCACCGCAAGCGGTCAAGGCTTTGATGGAAGCTGATAACGTCTTACGTCATGGTTCAGCGCAACAAAAACAAGCATATTTTGCCCAATTAGCCCAACAGTACGGTATTAACATGGGCGATGTGCAGATGCAGCCTGTTGATCCCAACTTTTACGCCATTCAAAATGAACTTGCACAAGTTCGTGGTGAGGTGTTAAATTGGAAGCAAGCGCAGGAAACTGCACAAAATCAAGCGCTTTTGCAAGAAATCAACCAATTTCAAACAAAAGCAGAGTATTTTGAAGAAGCTCGACCAACAATGATTCAACTGCTTAACAGCGGCGTGGCTCAAGACTTGGAAGATGCGTACCAAAAAGCAATACGCCTAGATAACGACTTGTTTACAAAACATCAGCAAGCCTCACAGGGTGCAGCAGATGCAGCGAAACGGGAAGCATCGAACAGGGCAGCGAAAGCGGCTCGGGCGGCAGCGGTCAGCGTTAAAAGTTCCACACCAGGGGCAGCGACGAGTACCAAAGCGCAAGATAGGCGCTCTTTACTCATGCAACAGTTTGACAACATGAACGAGCGTTTTTGATAACCTAATTGGAGAGTAACTATGGCATTTGCCAACTCATCGATCAGTGACATCATTGCGACTAACATTCAATCTCGCACTGGTGAACTGGCTGACAACGTAACAAACAACAACGCTTTACTGCGCCGTTTAAAAGAACGTGGCAACGTAAAGACATTCTCTGGCGGTAACGTGATTTTGCAAGAGATCATGTATAACGACAGCGCAACCAACAACACCAACAGCTATTCAGGCTATGAAGTGTTAAACGTGTCGCAAAACAGCCCCATCTCGGCGGCTCAGTTTTCGATCACCCAGTACGCATCAGCAGTATCGATCAGCGGCTTGGAAATGATCCAAAACAGCGGCAAAGAAGCAATCATCGACTTGCTAGATGGTCGTATGTCTGTTGCTGAAGCACAATTGGCTAACCGTATTTCGGGTGACATTTACCTTGACGGTACAGGGAACTCTGGAAAAAATATAACCGGACTCGGGGCAGCTATTCCCGACGCACCTTCGTCAGGAACGTACGGTGGAATCAACCGTGCAACTTTCACGTTTTGGCAATCTGTTGCCTACTCAGGCGTGACTAACGGCGGTGCAGCTACATCAGCATCGAATATCCAAGCATATATGGACGCTTTGGCTGTTCAGTTGATTCGCGGTACAGACAAGCCCGATCTGATTGTTTGCGACAACAACTATTACAAACTGTATTTGCAATCGTTGCAGTCAATCCAGCGTATTACTGACGGTGGTAATTCGTCAGCTGGCGCCGGTTTTGCATCGTTGAAATACTACGGCGCTGGTATGGCATCTGATGTGGTTCTTGACGGTGGTATTGGTAACGCAGCAACTGCAAACCATATGTACTTCCTGAACACCAAATACTTGATGTTCCGTCCACACGCTGATCGTAACTTTGTGCCGATTGGTGGCGAACGCCAAGCCGTTAACCAAGACGCTATTGTTAAGTTGATTGGTTTTGCTGGCAACCTCACATCTTCAGGCCCGCAATTCTGCGGCGTTCTGATCGCTTAAAGGAAACCATCATGGCTTATACATTTGACGAACCACGTTTGGGACTTCAGCAAATTGCTCAAGTCAACGACACAGTAGTGACAGCTGGCGGTACAACTATCGTTGCGCCACCGGCAGTTTTAGGCAGCATTGTTCGTGCATTTGATCCCGTCTTTGGCGAGGGTGAGTTCATCCTGCTGTTAGGCGTGGCATCAACTGTTGTTGGTTCTGTTGTGCGCTACAACGCTACAACTTACCAAACAACTTTGGTTGTCAACACCGCCGTTCAAGACGTGCCTGTCGCAGTCGCTATGTCGGCTTGCACAGCGGGTCAATACGGTTGGTATCAAATTGCCGGTAATGCAGTCATCAAGAAAACAGCTGTCACCGTTGCACCTAACGTTACTCTGTTCTTGTCGGCTACCGCTGGTCGCGTTAAAGTCTTGGCATCTGCCGGTTTGCAAGTTGTTGCTGCACGTTCGGCAAACTTGACCACCGTCACTTCTACGACTTCAACGATTACCGTTACCATCAACCGTCCACATCTCCAGTCACAGATCACCTAAATGATTGAAGCTGTACTTGATGTTGTAGGAAACACAGAGCCTAACGTTTTGTTGGGCAATGTGCAGCGATCCGTAGAAAGGTCGCTGCCTTGGTTTGATTTTGACGAGTCACGCCAAGGCAGCGTATGCCTTGTTGGTGGTGGGCCAAGTCTGGTTGACACGATTGACCAGTTGAGGGTTCGCCACCAAAACGGCGCTAAAGTTTGGGCGATGAACGGCTCTTACGATTATCTAGTTGGGCAAGGCATTATTCCTGACGCAATGGTGATGCTTGACGCTCGACCAGAAAACGTAAGGTTTGTGCAAAAGCCTTATGCAAAAACTACGTTTTACATTAGCAGTCAATGCGACGATTCGGTATTTGAAGCGTTAAAGCATTACAAAGTGGTGCTAGTACACGCAAACACGCCTGGCGTTTATGAGTTGCTTGAGCATGAAAAGGCTCGACCAGTTCACCTAATGGGCGGGTTTACGACTGTTGGCATCTTGGCGTTGATATTGGCTAAATTACAAGGTTTTAAGCGTATTTTTATGTTTGGTATGGATTCAAGCTATCGTGATGGCGAACACCATGCGTACAAACAAACAAGTAACGATGGCGAACGCATCATTGACGCTATGGTGAACGATGTGACGTACAAGTGTGCGCCGTGGATGGCACAGCAAGTAACAGATTTTCAGAATGTCGTAGCAGGGTTTGACGATGTTACGATTGAAGTATGTGGCGATGGGCTTTTGCACCAAATGGCAAAGGCAATGAGTAATTAACCTAAAGGATTATCATGGCATTTCCATCAAGAATCATGGGCGCAGGCAACTCGCCATTATCGGCTCAAACAATCTGTGGTGATGGCGCTGTCGGCCTAGTCGCTACTGGCACAACTGCGGCAGATGCTTTGCAGTTAAACGTGTCAAACAATACCATTACAACATCAGCTGCCTCGACTGGCGTTAAATTGCCACCTACAGAAATGGGCGCTGAAGTAATTATTTTTAATAATTCAGGTCAGACAATTACTGTCTATCCTTATAATACAAGCAGCACCATGAACAACGGTGCAGCAAGCGTTACTCTTGCAACAGCTAAAACAATGCTGTTGAAGGCAACGTCCGGAACTACTTGGGTCACATTAACAGGGGCATAAATTGGCTTTAGACAGCGATATTCATAACGCAGACTCTCACCTACACGTTGAGTTCTACGTCTACGATAAAGAGCCGTACAAAGATAAGCCGTTTGTAAGAATCATAGTACCAGGCGATAAAACAACGATTATTGACCAGCCCGTTCGGGACGATCATAAACAGCGTTTTGCCCGTCAATGGTTGTATTTCCAAATGCAGAACAACAATGCTGAAGTTATTGGTGTTCCGCTGACACAATGGGTAAAAGACGATCCTGAAAACTTTAACGATATGCAGATGGCAGAATTGCAAATCTTTAAGTTTCAGACTGTCGAGCAAGTTGCCACCGCTACCGATAACCAATTGCAGCGCATTGGCATGGGTGCGGTGGGTTTGCGAGAGCAGGCTAGGCGTTATTTAGCAGTTAAAAACCAATCTTCTAGTCAGACTGAGATTGAACATACTAAGTCGGAACTTGCTGAAGTAAAAGAGCAATTGGCGGCTTTGATGGCTCAGTTGTCGGAAAAGAAGGTTGGGAGGCCGAAAAAAGAGGAATAAATGTCATCAACGATGCTACAGCTAGTCACCCAAGTAACTAATGAATTGGGTGTATCAACGCCAACTACTGTGGCATCGAATAGCAACCAAGACATAATTCAAATCTTGGCGCTGATGAACGCTGCCGGTTATGAGTTCTTGCGAAAGCATGACTGGCGGCAATTAACAAAACGTCACACTTTTGTAAGTGAATACACCCAAACTACGGGTGATGTGACGTTGAACACATACACCATTACCAACATTCCATCGACTGCTGGGCTTGACACAACGTATCAGGTTGTGGGCAACGGCATTTCAAACGCTTGTTACATTGAGTCGGTTGATTCAGCCACGCAAGTCACGGTTAATTTGCCATCTACAGGAACGTATACAGGGGCTACGATCACCTTTGAAAAGGTGAGATATGACTTACCCGCAGATTACGAATCAGCTGTGCCAAGGACTATGTGGGACTTGAGCAAGCATTGGGAGATGCTAGGGCCAGAGAGTCCCCAACAATGGGAATGGTTGCTCTCAGGGTTTATTGCTACCGGCCCACGCATCCGTTGGCGCTTGTTAGGTAAATACTTTCAGATTTGGCCTGGCGTTTCGACTAACGAGCTTTTGGGCTACGAATATCGATCTAAAGGTTGGGCAGAATCGTCAACTGGAACAGTCAAAAATTCATTTACTGCCGACAGCGACACTTGCATCTATCCTGACCGGCTCATGGTATTAGCTACAAAGCTCAAGTATTTTGAGGCCAAGGGCTTTGATACCACGGCGATGTATCGCAACTATATTGAAGAATTTGAGGTTGTTCGGGCGCAAGATATGTCGGCGGCTAACTTGTCTTTTGCACCACGCCCAGGCACAGTCTTGATCGGCTACGACAACATTCCTGATACGGGTTTTGGGGTTAACTAGAATGCGCCCATCGTTTGCCCGACTTAATTCTGCTGATTGTGTTGTCCCTAACTCCATACTCAGCGGCAATAATTCGTTGCAATCTATCGTCTTGGCGAATGGCTCTAACTTGTTCAAGCGTCAATTTGGCTGTGCCGCATTGTTCGCCACGATTTGTAGTGCCATGTTTAACTTTATCAGCATGATTGTTTTTAGATGTATCCCATCTAAGATTGCTCAAATAATTATTTTGTGGGTTTCCATCGTTATGACAGCACTCCATGCCTTGTGGTCGAATACCCACAAAAGCCTCCATTACCAATTTGTGCGGTCTACAAATTTTTTGTTTGTTATTTTTCCACAATCCAAGGTAAGGTCGGTTGTCATTATCGTGAACCGTATGCTCTTTAATTTTGCCAGTTTTTATAGATCGAATACGACCAAAATTAGACACTTGGTAAATACCCTCAAATCCAACAACATCACGCCATTCTTCCATGACAATCCCCGTCTGTTAAGTATGGGGAGATTGTAGCATGGCAAGTCGATTTGTTCAAGGTCAAGCGGCACGGGTTCAATCGTTGCCTGCCCCTATCGGCGGTTGGAACGTGCGGGATTCAATTGCAAACATGGACACGCTTGATGCTGTCCAGTTAACCAATTTGTTCCCCACAGTCAACAATGTGGTGTTGCGTGGCGGCTATACCAAATATTCAACCGGCATTACGGGTCAAATTCAGACGCTTATGTCGTATTCAAGCGGCGCGACTGACAAGTTATTTGCCATTGCGGGTACGTCAATTTTTGACTGCACAGCTGGTGGTGCGGTAGGTGCGGCGGTTAAGACGGGTTTAAGCAACGCCAAGTGGGAATATGCCAACGTCACCACGCCCGCGGGCGGCTACATCTATTTAGTCAATGGCGTGGATGCGCCGTTACTGTACAACGGTACAACGTGGACAAATCCAACCATTACGGGCGTGACTGCCTCAACGTTAAGCAATATCACCACGTTTAAAAATCAAGTATGGTTTACCCAAGCCTCGACACTTAAAGCATGGTATTTGCCCACCTTGAGCATTGCGGGTGCTGCTAACGCAATTGACATGAGTTCGGTAGCCCAACTCGGCGGCTACTTAGTCGCTTGTGGCACATGGACGATCGATGCGGGTTACGGCGTAGACGATAACCTAGTGTTTATTACGTCTAATGGCGAAGTCATTGTTTGGTCGGGTACTGACCCCTCAGACTCTACAAAATGGGCGCTGATCGGCGTTTGGAACATTGGTAAGCCTGTTGGTAAACGTTGCATGATGAAATACGGCGGGGATATTGTAATCTTGACGTATAACGGTTTGTATCCGTTGGCAGCTAGTCTGCAATCGTCCAGACTTGACCCACGCATTGCATTGTCAGACAAAATCCAAGGTGCGTTTAGTGCTGCAACGCAACAGTACGGCGAGAATTTTGGCTGGGACA